GGTTGAGAGACAATGATTTTACGTTTTCGAATTTTCTCACGGGTTTTCTTTTCATTTGCTAATATTGCTGCTTCTGCGGATTCTTCATCGATTTCTGTATAAATATTTTCATATTCATCTTTTAGGATATCTCTCACAAAACTATAAACATAACGTATCATTTCTTCAGAACATCCACCAAGTACAAGACATCCTCCAGTTCGAAACACTATGAATGTGATTTTAGTATATTTATTCGATTGAATCAAATCTTGTAATTTTAAATGACAATCTTCTTCTTCAATATATCCGTGTTGTTTTTCTTTATCATATCCATGTTTGTGATTGAAATAAAATAGGGTTTTCACACCAGGATAGAAAGAATCATAGGATGTATCTAATTTATATTTGGGTCCTCTTAAAATGCGTGATAAAGCAACTCGGTCAATATAAAAACCGGCATTGAAATTGGAATTAATTAATACATGTTCATCCGGACAATCTTGATAATTCAATTCTTCATTATTGTCACCGTTTAAATAATGTCTTAATGTGGTTAATACATTGTCTTTTGCGATATTTAATAGATAATCATCGACAACACCTGGAATTTCTAATTTGCCGGTATTGAAAATTTTTACATGAATTTCTCGGAATTCATTTACACGTTCATCCATGATTCGAAACACAAGAGCGAAACAATTATAAAATGCACTTTTTTTATCTTTCATTCTACAATTCAACAATTCTTTTGAACTCATACCAATAGTGATTTTACGTTCATCCTTGAATTTTGTTTTTTTGGAATTTGGATTATCAATTTGTTTGATGATTTTTTCCTTGTAATAATATTCACAGTCGCGTTTTTCAATATAATCGGTAACTTCTTCGGGTGTTTGACAAGTGACTTTGGTTTGTTTTTTAATAATTCCTGTTGTGTTTTCGCAATAATTAACTATAGGTAATTTCCAAAAGATATCAAGAACGTTGATTTGAGTTCGATTCAAATATAATTTTTTCGTTTTTGTAGAGATAATTAATTCACCACAAGGAGGAGCCGTTTTTAATATACCTTTTTTAGAATCATTGTCGATTTTTACTTTTAATTTTTGAATTGGGGCAGTAGTCGTGGATGCGATAAATGAAGGCTGATTTTCAATACGCATTTGTGATACAAAAGATTCCCATTCCGAATCAATAGACATTTTTCAAAATGATTATAAAGACGTTCTTTATATTGATTTGACCTTTAAAGGCTTTATATTGTTTTATTAAATACTAAATAATAAAACAAGTGAGGAATCAATTTCTCTTGGGAACCTACGGTTCCCGGGGAGCCCCCCTCCCTTAAGAATTACCTCACTTCGTGAGGTAAGGAATAAAAAAGATTGTTATAGATTTTTTATAATTATTTTAACATGGTATTTTAATTAGACATTTTAATAAGGCTTTTGAAAAGAAATGGGACCCGTAGGGTCATTAGAACGCACCAGCTTGCGCGGTGCGTTCTTTTTTCTTTATAACGAGGTTTATATAAGACTTTGAATCAGTCTTTTTATTCCTTACCTCACGAAGTGAGGTAATTCTTAAGGGAGGGGGGCTCCCCGGGAACCGTAGGTTCCCAAGAAAATTGAATTTCTTTTTTGTTTTCTTTTTAGAAGGTATTATTTCCAATTGTTTCAATCAATTAACTAACATCCTGAAAATGAATCTCGAAAATACTAGAATGGCCGAGTCTGATACTGATTATCTTATGAACATCTTAATCGAATTTAAGAGACGTTATTTCCCGAAAAACGTGGTTGTCGACGCCAGTGGTAATGAAACCGAATCTGATGTTCCTGAAGAAGAAATTAACAACGCAATTATGGAATTCAAAAGTGGAGTAACAAATATTCAAGGTACTTACTATCCTATCAAAGTCGCCCATTCTCCAAACCCTTACAAATCTCATATGGGAATCGTTATTGATTATATGAGCAATAATGTTAAATCAACTATGTGTTTAACCGATGACCAAATTCTTGAATTCGGTGAATACACGGAAACTGGGAAACTATACATGAGAGAAGTCATTCAAAACTTAGAAAACTAAATCAACTGTTCACAATAAATAACAAATCAAAAAGAAAAAAGAAAAATCAAATCAAAAGAAAACAATAAAAATCAAAAGAAAGAAATCAATAAAAATCAAAAGAAAGAAAAAGAAAAATCAAACATAAAAATAATAATTTATACATAATATAGTTTCTCTTCGATTTCTTCTTTTTCTTTTTATGAGCCAAATATTTCGTATGACATTTGAACCCGATTTTTTTTATGATTTATTAGATAAGATAACGATTCCTGAAACCAATGAATATATCATAGATATTCCTGCATATAATAAAATGTTTTTTCTTAATTTAGAATCCGATTTTTTACTTACATTACGTCCTTATTATCATTTTTCAAAACTCTATTATTTGGATAGAAAATTAACTTATTCTTCGTTTTGTACAATCATTCGACAAATATGTAATCATTGTAATATAACATTTAATACAAGGGTTGTCTATTTCAGATCGAAACATCAAATCGAATATACAATTCAACGTCCAATCAAAAAAACCTAGTATCAATCCAAAAATTTCTTCAAAAAACTACGTCTATGTTCAGGTAATATTCCATGCTCTCGAATTCCATCCATATGTTTTTTAGTACCATATCCCATATTCGTATGAAATCCATAATTGTCTTTCCATTCTGGATTTCTTTCACATTCTTCCAACATATATTCATCTCTCGCTGCTTTAGCCAATATTGATGCGGCTGCTATACTCATATAATGTCCATCACCTTGTTCAATTGTCATATGTGGCATTGTTAAAATAGATTCCGTGGATTCATCAAATTGAATATAAGGTTTAAAATAATTTCCATCGACTAACAATAGTGTATTCTGATAATCGGTTTCAGTTTGAATCGTCATTTTTTTACATATATCATCAATACATCGATGCATAGTTGTCATCACTGCCTGTAAAATATTTAGCCGGTCTATTTCCGCGGCTTCCGCATATTGGACAGAGTAAGCAATCGCATGTGTTTTAATATGTTCTGCGATTTCCATAATTTTTTTATGAGATTTAATGGTTTTACTATCACGCATCCATTCATAATGAAAATCCGGGGAATCTTTTGGTAAAATAACGGCGCCAACATAGACACGACCATAAAGAGGTCCTCGACCGGCTTCATCGATTCCTATTTCATATTGATTATTTGAATCATAATAACGATTTAGCACTGGTTTTTCTTTTTTTACACGAACCGCCTTTTCAGGTTTCACAGAGGTTTCTGGATTTGGTTTTACATTACGTTTGACACGAATTATAATTGGAGTTGACATTCTTTAAAAATATGGCAATATACTTTTTATATATTTGTTATATCTTAAGGTACCCTTGGACAAATATTTTTAGAATCACACTATATATGTTGAAATCATTGTTACAACCAAAAACTCTGAAACTCATTTTATTGATTTTAATTGTTTTAGTCATTTTATTTATTGTCAATTCAAATCAAGAAGGATATGTGAATTTCGGTTTTAGTACCAATACTGGTTCTTCTCAAACTATTAAATTATATAATCCGAATACAAGTTTAACCAAACTATATGATGGATTTTATTATGATAGCAAAAACGCAAATGTAGTTTTAGTTAATGGAAGCGATTCTGTCGCAACATTAAACGCACGGGTTCCAAATGATTCGTCTGAAAACATAATTTCGTCTTTATGGGTGTATGGAAGAGATGGTAATATATCGGATACTCTCCAACAAACCACTGGAAACCCGAAATCACAAACATCAGAATCAAGCAAAAAAGCAACAATTGAATCGACAAATACTGAATTTGTAATTCCTACCCCGGAAAATACACAATTAGCATATATTACTTGGGGAACCAACACTTATATGATTGGTATGGATTGTTCTGCTTCATCCACGAATCCAGTAAAAATATCGAATTTGTATAATTGGTCAGGTACTGTTTTTGGTTCAAAATATGATGGGTTCGATTTATCTTTCGCAAGTGCGAATAGTGCTTATGTTGATAGAAATGGAAATGATGGAACTTTAAGAAAAGTAAATACTTATAGCAAACAAACCAACGTATATCAAATCACAAATGACGCATTCTATGATTATAGAAATGGAAATGTGATTTTAACGAAAATCAGTACAGACGGAGATATAACAAAAACATTCGTATTGAAACGCAAATCATCCTCTGGCATATATGACCATAATAATGTTGACCTGAGTTATGATTCGGTGGCACCTGAAGATAATGAAAGAACCGAAATATCTAGTATTCGATATTCGAATTCAACAAATGCTTATATTGTAACACCAGTTCAAAGTAATGTTGCTATTTTAGTATGGCCAATTCAAGCAAATACCATTGTAGCCGCGTTTCATAAATCACCAACCGAGCAAAGTTTTGGAGCCGGCAAAACTGCGAAATTTTATAATTTATATAGTGTGGGACGTTTCACATCCTCTGGATTTATTGGAAGAAGTTCTGGGTCTGGGTCTGGGTCTGGGTCTGGGTCTGGGTCAGGCTCTGGTTCAGGTACTGATTCCAGTGGAAACAGAACAGATTCCAGTGGAAACAATATCGACCAAAATGTTTTAGACGCATTTACACGATGGTATATGTATTGGAATAATTATTATGATGTAAATCAAGCAGAAAATGGATATAGTGATGATTATTTATTGAAAACTCAAATTGTACCTCCCGTTTGTCCAAGTTGTCCTGGATGTTCGAATGATGGAAGTGGAGTATGTACAAATTGTGGAGGTCAAGGTGGAAGTGGTACAAAAACCGCGGGAGGTTCATTGGCCGATGTTAAAGGTCCTTCTTCCGCAATAGCATCGGTTGGTCAAACCGCAGGCAATGCTTATGGACAGACATTAGATACCTTAAAATCAGCGGGTTCTGGAGCAACCAATTTAGTAAGAGATGTAGGTGAAGGTGCTGCTGCAGGGGCATTAATTGCGGGAGGTGCGGTTGGAGCAGCAGGCTCTCAAGTGTATAGTGATGTGAGAGATGCAGGTTCCACTATTTATGGAGATATTAAAGGTGGCATTGGTTCTGTTGCCGGAGGTGTTGGAAATATAGTCAGTGGTGTTGGAAGTGGAGTAAAATCTTTATTTGAACCTCGTTTTGGATATCAACAATCTTATGGAGGACCAACACCACAAACTGCGGGTCAATATGGTTATGTACCTACACAAAATTATATGACTCAATCTGGAACTTATAATCAAGGTCGATATGACCAATATAGTTATGGAGGCGCAAGTCAATCCAAAGGCAGTAATTTTATTCCATTAACCGCCGATTTCAGCGCATTTTCAAAGTAAAATATAGATTCACGCTTATGTAATATTTTACACCTTTGCACATTTAAAATGCCGATTAATTTGTCATATTTTTGCTTTCAGCAAAAATATTGACCGTTAATGGAATTTTTATCGGTGCAAAGTAACGTTGCCTTCACAACATTTAAAACGCTTAACGAATTCTACAAATTCGTCGGCGTTTTAAATGTGCAAAGGTGTATAGAATTACATAAACATTTTTGTGGTTTATGCGTCGCGGATAAAGAAGTATAAGAATTGATGTTTATCATTTTTCATTGCTATTTTCGCATAAAGAGAAAACCCAACACGCATGGCTAATTTCACGATATGTTCGATAGGTTCCATTTTCATATTTCTCTCATTCTGTCTTATTTTTTTTGTTTGATTATCAACAAACATT